CAGCCGAAAAGCGTGACCTCTCAGCAGAAGAAGAGCAGACCTACGCACGTTTGAACAACGAGTTGAACGAGCGCGCAGCAACCATTGCCAAACTCCGTGAAGATGAATCACGCGAACTCCGCATGGACGCAGCAACCCGTGAGATTGCAGACCAGGTTCGTCCTGTTGCATCAGCACCAGTTCAAGAAGACGTGGCAATGATCCGTGCACTCATCAAGGGCGACGTTCGTTCGCACTCGTTTGAGCGTCGTGACATCCTCAAGTCCTCAACTGGTTCACCAGTCCCAACATCGTTCTACGACCAAGTGATCATGCGCGCACGTTTGATTGCCCCAGTCTTGGGAACATCAACCGTCCTCAACACCGCTAGTGGCGAGAACCTTCAGATTCCATCACTGTCCACCTACTCGGTAGGCAGCGTCAACGCAGAAGCAGCAACCTTGGGCGAGAGTGACCCAGTGTTCAACAGCTTCGTCACGTTGTCGGCTTACAAGTTCGGATTCCTCACACAGGTTTCGCTCGAACTGTTGGAAGACTCTGGTGTTGACATGCTCGGCTTCTTGGCTGATCAAGTTGGTAACGCAGTTGGATTCGCAGTCGGTTCAGCATTGACTGTTGGTTCAGGCTCGTCGCAACCAAACGGCATCGTCACAGCGTCAAGCGTTGGCGGTACTTCTGGAACAGCAACCGGCTTCACAGCAGACAACCTCATCGACCTGTACTACTCACTTGATGGTGCTGCTCGTCAGCTCCCAGGCGTAGGCTGGATGATGACTGGTAAGTCAATCGGTCTTGTTCGCAAGTTGAAGGACACGGCAGGCAACTACGTGTTCCAACCAGCACTCGGCATCGGTTCACCTGACACATTGTTGGGTCAGCCAATCTACGAGAACCCACAAATGGCTGAAGCCACCACTGGTTTGAAGTCCGTGATCGTTGGCCACTTGCCTTCGTATTTCGTTCGTCAAGTTGGCGGCATCAAGTTGGATCGTTCCGATGACTTCGCATTCAGCGCAGGTCTCGCTACTTTCAGGGCGACGATGCGTGTTGACGGGAATCTCCCACAATCCAGCCACATCCGCCATCTCCTCCAGCCGTAAGGCTTGAGGGGCTTGTCCCCTTACATCCCATAATTCCCCTAGGCTTAGGGTCGTCGCGAACACGCAGGGCGCGACGACCCTATTTCTATTTCCCCCCTGCGATCTGCGAAGGAGAAGGAAGTGGCAAATGTTCGTAATCGTCAACAACACACCGGTAGAACTACCAGACCTCGAAGCACAGATTCTGTTGCGTCGGGGAATAGCGCGTTTACCAGAGCGAGCAGACCTACCAATTCCGACTCGTTACGAATCCTCTGGTACAGCAATGCTCCCTTCGTCCCCACCGGCTACGGTACGCAAACCGCGCAAGCCGTCCCAAGGCTCATCAAAGAAGGTCACGAAGTAGCGATCCATGCCATGTACGGACTCGAAGGAGTTTCGTCAAATTGGAATGGGATCAAGATGTATCCACGTGGGATGGCACCATACAGCGATGATGTGATGGTTGCGCATTGGATGGACTGGTCGAACGGCAACAAGAATCTGAATCCGTTGTTGATGACTTTGTTTGATGTGTGGCCGTTGAAGTCGAAGTCTTTGGAGATGGTGAACAACATTGCGTCGTGGGTTCCGATTGATCATGCGCCGTGTCCGTTGGAAGTTGTTGAGTGGTGTGCGCGTCCGAATGTGAAGCCGATTGCGATGTCAATGTTTGGGCAGAAGATGTTGAACAATGCTGACGTGGAATGTTTTTACGCTCCGCATGGCATCGAGTCTGTGTTCAGTCCGACAACAAAGTTTGTCAATGGTGATCGTCACTTCACAGGTCGTGAACTGATGGGCATTCCTGACGACAAGTTTGTGGTGATGATGAACGCAGCGAACAAGGGTGCGAGTCCGTCGCGCAAGTCGTTCTCGGAGAATCTGTTGGCGTTCGGTATCTTTGCGCAAACTCGACCTGACGCAATGTTGTATCTCCACACGGAGAAGGATGGGGCGATGGGTGGGGTGAACTTGGTGGCGTTGTTGGCTGCGTGTGGGATTCGTGAGGATCAGTACAAGTTTGTTGATCAGTACTCGTATCGCACTGGTTTCCCTCAGCAGGCTGTGGCGATGATGTATGCGTCGGCTGATGTGTTGTTGTCAGCAAGTATGGGTGAGGGTTTCGGTTTGGCTGTGATCGAGGCGCAGGCTTGTGGCACCAGGGTGATTGTGTCTGACTTCTCGGCTCAGCCTGAGTTGGTTGGTTCGGGGTGGGCTGTGGAGGTTCAACCGTTCTGGGATAATCATCAGAAGTCGTGGTTCTGCACACCTCAAGTGGGTTCCCTTGTGGATGCCCTGAAAGAGTCCTACAACGCGCCTAGAGGCGTTGACAAGGTGGCTGTGGACTTTGCAGCCCCATACGACGCTGATCGCGTCTGGGACGCTCATTGGAAGCCTGTGATGAAAGGGTTGTCCGAATGGTGCCAGTCATCATCATCCCAGTCCTGAACAGGTATGACTTGATGGAACGGGCGATCCGTTCGATTGACTATCCCGTCGAGCAGCTCATCATCATCGACAACGGCGATGGGTATGACGCTGACATGTTGGCGTGGACTGCGCCTTGGCAATACATTCAGAACTGGTATCTGTGGAGGATGCCAACGAACCTTGGTGTGGCACCATCATGGAACTTGGGTATCAAAGCAACACCTCGCGCAGACGGTTGGATTCTGTTGAACTCTGACGCATGGTTTGAACCAGGTCAACTTGAAGCGTTCTACAAAGATTGTGAACCCAACAGGATCACGTTGAACAGGTCGATGCCTGCTTGGTCGTGCGCGTGGGTGGGTGCTGGTGTGGTTGAGCGTGTCGGCTTATTCTCTGAATGTTATGTGCCAGCATATTTTGAGGACAACGATTTCCAGCAACGTGCGGAGCGAATCAATGTTGAGGTGAAGGTTTCGCAGGCTGGGATCGGTCACGATAATTCTTCAACTATCTGGTCGGATGAATCTTTGGCTGAGAAGAACAGCAGGAGTTTCCAAGCGAATCAGCAGTTGCATCAGTTGCGTTGGCAGTCAGGTATGCCTGACGCTGGGCATTGGGACTTGAAGCGTCGAAGGGACTTGGGGTGGGATTGATCGACTATCAAGGTGTGCATAATGGCGAGACAATCTATGTGTTCGGGTCTGGTGCGACATTGAACTATCTGGCACCAAGTTTCTTTGACGACAAGATTTGTGTGGCAACAAACTTCTGTGGGTCGGTGTTCGGTCTGAGCAAGTACTACGTGTTCAGCCACTATCACGCTGACGCAATATCAGAAGCACAGTTGGATGAGACGGTGGCTGTGTTTACCCCTCAACGCGAGCATGGCACCGACGCAGAGTTCCTAGGGTTCTTGCCAAAGGTTGTCACGTTCCCAACCACCACTGGTCGTCCTGGTGGCACGTTTGATCCTTCCGGCAAGGACTGGCCTACGCTCGACAACTCACTAGTGATCGGGTCATCTGGGATTCATGGTGCGATGCACTTGGCTGCGTATCTCGGTGCGAAGTTCATTGTATTGGTCGGTGCTGATTGTGGAACTTTGGGTGGGGCGGAACGGGTGGATGGTTATGTGCAGGGTGAGCATCCTTGGGAGTTGTATGAGTTGCACCTTCGAGACATGAAGCAACGCTTGTTTGAGATGTACGGATGTCAGGTCTATTCGTTGAATCCGTTTATCAACTACAGTTTGGAAGGTACTGCGTATCGTGGAGCAGCGTCCATCAACTAGAATTGGAATCCTATGGCAACCAATGCGTATGCAACCACCGCACAAATCAAAGCAGCGTTACGCATCGGGACTGCCGACAGCATCGATGATGTTTTAATTGACAACTGTTCTGGAGCTGCATCACGTCTCATTGACGGTTTTTGCAACCGAAAGTTTTGGGCTGTTGGGTCTGCAACTACTCGCGTGTTTCAGGCTGAGGATTCGTTCTTCTGTTCGATAGATGACATCTCTGGAACTGCAATCACTTTGCAAACTTCAACGAATGCTGATGGTGTTTTTGATACAACTTGGAGTCCAACCGATTGGCAGTTGGAACCGTTGAATGGTGATCTTGATGGCATCACTTGGGCTTACGACAAGATTCGCGCAATCGGTGACTACCTGTTCCCAACTGTAAATGCCAACTATGGTTCGCAAGCGTTGGTGAAGGTGACAGCAAACTTCGGTTGGCCGTATGTCCCTGAGCCGGTAACGCAGGCAACAATCATTCAGGCTTCAAGATTGTTCAAACGATATGACAGTCCGTTGGGTGTCGCAGGATTCGGTGACATGGGTGCAATCAGGGTGAGCCGTGCGCTTGACCCTGACGTGGCACAGCTCGTCGAGCCGTACCGACGCATGCGTCTATTCGCATGAGTTCAACCACCACCGTCTCCCAGATCAAAACTGGTTTGGCTGCGAACCTGGCTACCGTGTCAGGTCTTCGCGCTTACGCCTATCAGCCTGACAATGTGAACACCCCGTTCGCTTGGCCATTGCTGGATTCAATCCAGTACAACGGGGCTATGGGTGGGGGTTTGATTACTCACAAGTTCACGGTGTCGGTTGTGGTGGGTCGTTCGGCTGAGCGCACTGCACAGACTTTGTTGGATGGGTATCTGTCTTATGCCGGTGCAACTTCGATCAGGGCTGCTATTGAGTCGGATCGGACTTTGGGTGGTGTTGTGCAGGACTTGATTGTTGAGTCTGCTGACAACATCTCTACCCTTGAAGCGAACGACGCAACGTATTTGGCGATTGACTTCGTTGTCACGGTGTACGCCTGACCCCTTGCCGTAGGTTGCTTGTGGCGTGTAGTGTTATCGCATCGGCTCAGCCGAGCAGACATCAACTCGAACGCCGATAGGCAGGAGAATACTCATGGCAAAGCAAGTCCTCACAAACGTGGCAGTCACCTACGGCACTGCAAACACCGACATCAGCGCGTATGTAACGTCAATTACATTGTCATCTAGTGCGGCGGAAGTTGCCACGACTTCGATGGGTTCTTCAGCTGTGACGCGAATCCAA